TTACGAATCCATATGTGGGGGAAGTTGGTTCAATTGTGCCGGTGGAAACAGACGGCACGCTGGCCGCAGCATCGGGGCTGCTGACCAACACAGCGCAAGCCACGCCAGTTGAAGGTGATCTGGGCTTTTACAGTTCGGTGAAATTTGCACGCGCCAATGGACGCGGACTTTACTGTAAATTAACCATGAATACGCTGAACACTTATCCGATCATTCAATGGAATCCCACCCAGCAAGTGAGCTCGATTGGAGCAGAAGCCACGGTCAGAGTTGAAAACCCCCTGGCGGTGAATGACGGCGGTTATTTTTCATTAGGTCGAACGCTAACAGCCACTAATTATGAGTTTTGGCTCATCCTGCATGCAATTGGGGCCGAACTGCTGGTGAAAGGTGGTGTTTTTGCGGATTGGTCACGGCGGTGGGTATTCAATACGGGATCGAGTTCTCAATTGGCTGCCGGAATTGGGTATTACAGCGGACTATCAAGTATTGATGAATTCACAGTGAAGGACTTGGGATCACCTTTTAATTCATCTGATCCGGCCACGAGCGCCCTTGTGACATCTTTCCCGTCGTCACTGCAAACAGTATCCAATCATTCAATGGTTGAATTGACTTTTGCTTTGCCAGGTTCGCCTTCAGCCGGGCAGAAAATTCATATTTATTACCGTGTACCCAATCCGGGCGATCAGGGCGTTAACTGTTGGGACGCTTATCTGGAGCGCAATGCAGGAAACACGGCCTGGGATTTCAAATTAGATAGTATTGCCAGCAGCGTCGCCACGAACCGAGTCAGTGTTACGGGCGTCGGGAATGTCACCACAATCCGTGTCATGTTTGATGGAAATAACCATGACTGCTGGACTCTAGTTGGCACTACATGGACAAAACGCGGATCAACAATCACAAACTCAACCTATAACACCGGCACAGGCGTGATCAGTTCGGCGGATGCCGGATTCACGGAAAGCAGTTTGAAGGTGTGGACGAACGACCAGTCGGCTTATGCGACGCAGTTGACACCATGACATTTGAAGCGCTGATTGTTATCGGATGTCTGTTTATGTGCCTCACATGGGTGATTGCGTGGTGGCTGAACAAGAAACAGGGTAACTGTTTTGATTGACACCTACGACTGCGCAATGGTCGATCAGGTATTCGCTGGTGAAACTATCACTGAAGGCATGCCCGTCTATCTCAACACATCCGACAACCGTTATTACAAATGTGATGCTGATGTCGAAGCCAGTTCGATCATCGCCGGTGTCGCCCTCAGCAACGCCGTCGCCGGTCGCCCGATGGTCATCGCCCCACCCGGTGCGGTCATCAACGTCGGCGCCACCCTCACCGCTGGCACCATTTACGGCTGTTCACTGACCGCCGGTGGTGTCGCCCCCGAAACTGACATGGGTTCAGGTGACTGGGTCACTGTTCTCTACATCGGCAACGGCACCGCAGTTCACAAAGTCATCGGCGAGAAAGGCACTGCCGCGCACGCCTGATGGTGTCCAACATCCGCCCGCCCCGCGCGGGCACGATCACCGATCTGGTCAACGGGCTGCTCGACAAAGGTTACAACCGCGCCGCGCAGCCCGTTTTGAATGCCATCGCTCGCGGCACCACTGCCAATTCCGGCCTTATCCAGCAGCGCCTGCGCGAACTGGAGGCCGAAGCCGCGCGCCTTGACGCCGCTGGTGAACGCCTGCAGCCCGGTAACCCCATCCTGCGCGCGCTCCTGGCTGATCTCGAAACCGAACTGCGCCGCGACGCGGGCCGCATGAACAACGCCGCCGCCGGGGTGCAGGACACGGCCATCAACGCTGCGGGCAAAGTCCAGCGCCAGCTCGCCCTCCCCGGTGTCACCAACGCCCAGCTCGCCAAAATCGGCATCGGCTGGAATGTCCCCGATCCCGCCGCCGTCGCCCAGTTGGTGGATTACGCCAGCGGCCAGGCGTGGGCATCCATGCTGCAAAAGTACGGCAGCGACGTGCTGGGCATCGTCAATAATCAGGCCATTCGCGGCATCGCCCTCGGCTGGTCACCCCTCCGCACCGCCCGCGAGATCCGCAAAATGGTCGAGACCATCCCCGCCCACCAGGCGAATAACCTCATGCGCACCCTGCAGCTCACGTCCTACCGCGACGCCTCCGCCATGCACCAGCAGGCCAATCTCGATATTTGCGAGCAGATCATCCGCATCGCCGCCCTCGACGCCCGCACCTGCCTGTCGTGCGTCTCGCGGCATGGCTCGGTCATCTGGGACAGTGAGCGCGATGTGGGTGCCCCCGTGCCGCGCGTGGATGATCACCACTCTGGCCGCTGCACCTCTGTCATGCAGGTCAAAGGCCGCCCGCCGCTCAACATTCAATCGGGTGATCAGTGGTTCGCGGGATTGTCGGAAGAACGCCAGCGCCAACAGGCCAGTTTCAAAAACTCCCCCGGCAAATGGGAGGCGTTCAAAGCGGGGCAGGTGACTCTGCGCGATTTCAGTGCTATCTACATCGACCCCACCTTCGGCCCCATGCTGCGCGAAGCATCGCTCACCGGCGCCCTGCAAAATAACACCGTGTTCACCAGCGTGCCCGCCGCGCCGCGCCGTGTGCCAACCCCAAACGGGTATATTGATGCCGACGTGGGCGCACCTGGCGAAACAGTCGAATCACTCAACGCCTTTTTGAACAGCAGCAACGGCCCGCTGTCCCAGCAAATCAAAGACCTCGAAATGAGTTTGACAGATATTGATTTCTTCAGTGATGAACGGACGGTCAATGTTGATAATGTCAAATTGGCCGCTAAACGGTTCGTGGCTGAAAGTCAGAATATCGAATACGGCAAGGATTACATTCTCAGCCTGGTGCAGCAGCAGGCCGCTGATAATGGGGTTATCGTGTCCGGCGATGAAGTCGAGCAGCTGTACAATAGTCATTATGCCAATCAGGCGCAGGCCATCCTCACCACCGCCCGCATCGGCAACGTCCGCCTGACCGAAGCGCAGATCCGCCGCCTGACCGAAGCGGCTGCGGGCAATTACGCCAGCATCGTCTATACCACCGAAAGCAGTTTGCGCGGCAGCCTCCAGAACGCTATCAACACCGGACGCGGTGCAGGCATGACCGGCACTGCCGCCGCCAAAAAAGCCGCTCGCGAAGAATTCCTCGACCGATTAGGTCGATTGCGTTAATTGTTCTATTGACTGTCTATCAACTTTAGTCATAAAATAGAACTATGAAAAAGAGCCAGCACGACGGCCAGCCCGTCACCTACACCGATCATTTGAGGATCACCCACACCGGCACGGTGGTGGGACAGTCGAATGACGGCCAGTGGCTCTACTGCCAATCAGATAAACCCAGCGCACCCCCCGCGCAGTGGCACTTCAAAGTCGCCGCCGATTGGTTCACCCTCGTCAAAGCGTAACACTCGCCCGCTTGTGAAAAACATAATTAGCAACATAATTTACACCGCAAAATTGATTATCAATTGATTGGATAGCCGGCTGCTTCGAAGGCTTCCACATACTTTCTCAACACAAATGAAAAGAGCCGGTGTCTGTCCCGACTCTTTCCACTATGCCGACATTTTTTCAATATAAAAAATGCAAGTTGGCCGTGAGGGACTTGCACCCTCTGAGAATTTAAGCTCTCACCCACTGTCAGCGTCGGCCAATTTCACCCATTGCTGGCTAGGCTTTGGGATACAGCGCAGGGGATGCCATCCTACTTATACCACGCTGCATATCGCTTGAAAGGAATACTACCCGCCGTGCAGTGAACTAACGCACAGAAACGCCGTTATCAGTCCCGTTCGTCCCGTTCGCGCCAAACTGCTCAAGTCCTGGCAGGCTGCCCACCGCTTCGGCACGGAAGAGGTCGTCAAAAGCAAACTGACGAATGTGATCCCGCTGCAGGACAGCCTGAACCGCACGCTGGTGAGCATGGTGATGGCCGGGGAGCTGACGGCGTTCGCCATTTTGTTCGCGGTGGGGTGGAAACCCCCGGCGGGCATCACACCGGGAATGATCATGCACGCGATGATCACTGACCCGTCCACCGGGCAGCCGGTCGTGCCAGACGACGAAGAACAAGCGCGGGCTTTGTCCACCATGCTGAACAGCTTCAAGCTGGAGCGCATCCAGGGCGGCGATTTGTCACAGTTGATCAGCCAGGCGGATTGGTTGATCAGCCAGATCGGGCACGTAAGCAGCACACCGGTGGAACTGGGCGGGGCGGACGCGAGCGGTGAGGCGATGAAGCAGCGCGACGTGCGGCTGGTGGGCGAGTTGCAAGGGGCGCAGGTGAACATGGGCAATGCTTACGAAGACATGGTGCGCATGGCCAACGTGTT